ATGGATCACGTTGTCTGGGACGAAACGATGAGCGTCGGCGTCGCCGTGTTGGACGGGGAGCACCAGCATCTTCTCAAGCTGTTCAACGGTTTGCTGGAAAGCGGCATCACGCCGTCGAACCGCGAGGAATTGTCCGGTTTGCTCGCCAGCCTGAACGATTATGTCGCGGTCCATTTCGCGCGGGAGGAGGGGCTGATGGCGGGTGGCTCCTACCCCAATCTTGAGGAGCACATCGCCGCGCACCGCTATTTCGCCGCCGAAGTCGCCAAGCTGTGCGAAGAGTTCGATGGCGACGACACGACGATGCTGCGGATGGATTTGATCCTTTTGTTGAAGGACTGGTTTGTTGAACACATCCAGCAGACCGACGCGCTGTACAAGCCCTACATCAAGAACGCTTGAGCGGGCTTTTGAGGGAATCCTCAAGGGCGTTCCCGGCGGGGCGTTCCGCTCAATTCGGAGAGACTTTGTAGGAAACGCCGGTCTTGCGAGCGTCAAAACAGAGGCGTTGCTTTCCCATTGCTGTCCCAACGGGCGCTTTTCCAAAACACACCAGAGCGAACCCATTGAAAAACTGGTAGGCCTGGCCGGATTTGAACCGACGACAACACCGTTATGAGCGGGCAAGTTTTAGCTGAACAATGGCGGATTTCCTCGCTTTTTAACGTGCGCAATTGGCTTTCGGCGATGGCGGAAAACAAGGACTTTTTGTCGTCTGCTTTCCCATTGCTTTCCCATTGCTTTCCCAAACGGGGCAGGATCAACCTGCCCCGCTCCTCGATCACCCTTTGGTGACGACACCCACCAACCCTGCCACAGCGATGCCAGCGGTGATGATGGATTGCTGAAGCTCCGGCGCGATGTTGACGCCAAGCGCGGCGGCCAGCAGAGAAAGGCCGCGCCAAGTGGACGCTTCGGACAGACGGGAAATGAGATAGTTCATGATGCTATGCCCCTCCTTCGGGCATCAAAAAAGCCGCAGGCGGGATGCCAGCGGCTGGAAAACACGGGATGGTGATCGGGATCAGTTCGGTTGGATCAGGAAGGCGAATAGCGCCTATTGAAAAAGACCAAGGAGCTTCGCCGCTCCAACGCCCGCGCCACCGCCCAAAAGCGTCATGCCGCTCAAAACACCCATACCCCGATCCCGCAAGCGTCGAAGCTCGCCGGTTTCTTGGGCCAATTGACCCACCGCTTTTCGCAGTTCCACCAGCGATTCCCCCAACCCTTCGACCGTGGCCGCGAGCGAATGCAATTGGGCGGTCCCTTCATCGTATTTGACGAAAAGAGACCGGCATTGCTGCGCAACCTGATCTTGGCCAGCCTCCAACCGGCCAAGCGTCTGCGACAGTTCATCGATTCCCACAGTGGATCCTCCTATATGAAAGTGATAAGCGGTCTGGATTGTTGTCGCGGTCAGAATCGGACCACGTCCGCGTCCGGGACAGACCCATCCGCGCCAACCTTGGCCAGCTTTGCGGCGTTGGCGGCGGCGTTCTGTTGCCCCTCGTTGAACTGTTCGGCGTCCAGCGAACAGGTGTAGCCGCCTTTGTCCAGCTTGTGTTCCACCGACGTGACCCGCCAATCGGTCGGCACCCCCGGCCTGAAGCCGGACAGCGTGAGGCGCTGTTCCGCCATCATCCGGGGATTTCCGGGACCCGATCCATTGAAGCGGGCTTTCTCCCGGTCTTTCTCGTTCTTCTTCGTGCTGGCGTCCGCCGCCGCCTTTTCCGGGTTGCTGGACACGAATTTGACGTTCTCATAGGGCGGGTCTCCGACGGTGACGGCGTTCAGCGCCGCCGTGTCCTTGTCCCAATAGACGGCCTTGGTTCCGCCCTTTGACCCCGGTTTGTCCGCGCCGTCCTTGTCGGCCTCGCCCGCTTCCGACCGCGCCGAGTAGCTGTAGGTCCAAGACGTCAGGTCGCCCGGACGCAGCGTGACGCCGGGCAACGCCTTGCCGGTCACGGCCTTGGCTTGCCCCTTCGGCGCCAGCACCAGATACCCGTCCACAGGCTTGGCGACCGCGTCGTGGGCGGACGCCAGCCGCGTGAGGAAAGCCATGGAGCTTTCGTTGGTTTGATCCTCATGCCGCACCGGAACGGCGGCTAAGACCGGGTCGGCCTTCACGGTGAAGCCATGCTCTTTGGCGATGGCCTCGGCGATGGCCCCAAGCGTGGTGTCGTTCCAGGATTTGGACACGGGCGAACGGAAGCTGGTCTCCATCCCCGCAGCCTTGGCCCCGATTTCCAGCGTCGCCACCGGGCCGCTGTATTTGATCTCATCCACGGTGAAGGACCCCATCGACACCGCGCCGCCATCCTTGTAGCCGATGGCGAATTCCAGCTTGGTCCCAACGCTGGGCATCGCCAGATAGGAGCCGTCGCGGGGGCGGTCGTCCAACCGCAAGGTCAGACGATCCGATTTTGTTTCCGCCTCGTCCTTATAGGATATCGAAATCAACCGATCCGCGATGGCGGCGGTGATGTCCTTGCGGTCGGCGGTCAGCCGAAACACGGGAATCATGGCCTGTCACCCCCAGATGCGGACAAGGGTCTGGACGGTCGGCGACGGCAGGTCGGGCAAGAGAATCGTCCGACCTGCGGGCAGCAGCGGACCCGCGTCAGCCAACCCGTCGTTGGCCTGCAACACGGCCTCCATGGCTCCACCCACCGCGCCGTAATGTTTCCAGGCGATCCAATCGACGGTGTCGCCGTCGCGGGTGACATAACGCGCGGCCATCACGCGGCCCCCGCGTCTTGGCCGTATTCCTGAAGCTTGACGGTGAAATCAATCCGGCGCGGACGGCCATCCGCCAGGAACACCGATTGCGTTTCCGCCACGTCAAGAATGACGTAAGGCCCCCAGACTTTGCCGGTTCCGTCCACAAGGTCCTGCGGCTCGCCCTTGGCGGCCAACTCGCGCATTTTCAGAACCTGCCCCAAACCGCCCTTGAACGCGGTGTAGATGGTGCCTTCCAGTTCCACGGCGATCAGGTCCGGCCCGGTGAATTGCAGGGCTGGCGCCCGACCAATGCGGTCCTGCTTTTCCCAACGGAAGCCTTGGGTGCGTTGCAGCTTTTGATAGGCGGCGGTGCCGATTTCAAACCGGAAGTCGCCCAGCCCCATCATGATTCGGTCTGACATGGTGACGCCCCCTGTCGATGATGGGTTTTCCTTGCGCCTTTTTTGGTGGTAGGAGTCGAAAAGCACAATGATCGGGAGGACGCCGTGGAAAGAGAAAATCGTGTTTTTTCGGGTGTTACGCCATGATGGGCGCACGCATCGGTGTGGCGATGGTCGTCATGATCGCCGGAACCGCGTCGGCACAGGACATTCCGCGCTATGACGTGGCCAAACATTGCGGATCCGTTGCCGCTGCGGGTGGGGGCGCGCCGTCTGAAGTCATCCGCAACGGGTGCTTTCAAATGGAGCAATCGGCTTACAACGGTTTGAAGCCTTTGTGGGCCGGATTGCCGCAAGCCATGCGAAAACACTGCGACATGGTGGCAAGCGTTGGCGGCGGCGGCTCTTACTCCATTCTGCAAGGTTGCATCAATATGGAGCAATCGGCGAGCAGCCAAACTCCAGGGTTCAAGTATTAAGACGAATGCCATTGGCCTTCACCTTTCAATGATCGTACAGGGACGCCGCCGCGTCCGATTGCAGGGCTGAACGCCAGTCGGCCAAGGCCCGCTCCACCACGGCCTGCGCTTCGCGCTTGAACAGGTCCAGTTCCGCCACGCCGTTGACGGTGATCGACACCGTCACCGGCGCGCTGATCGTCGTGGTGGGGCTGGCCGACTTCACCAACCCCGGTTCCGGCGGCTTTGCCGGGGCCGGGGTCTGGGTCTGGGTGGGAGGCGACGGCTTCACGCCGGGCGACGGCGGGGGCGCGACGCCCGGTGACGCCGCCGCCTGGATCGCCGCCGCCGCCGCCGGGGTGGGGCGCGGGGACGGTATGGCCGCTGGGGCGGCGGCCACGACGGCGATGGTCGGCGACGGCTTCGGGACAGGCACGCGGCTTGCCGGGGATGGAATCGACGCCGGGGCGCTCGCCACGGCGGTGATCGCCGGTGACGGCGTCGGATCGGACAGGCGATTCGCTGGGGAGGGAATCGCCGCCGGAGCGGTCGCCACCGCCGTCACCCCAGACGGGCGAGCGCCCACCGGCTGAGGTGCCGCCTGAGGTGCCGCCTGAGGGGCCGTCTTGCCCCCGGTCGAACTGGCGGCGGAGGCGCTCAAATCACCTTTTGGCGCTGACAAGCCAAGCTTGTCTTTCGCCCAATCCGGCAACCAGCCCGTCAACTCCGCCATGGCGCCGGACACCCAACGGGTCAGAACCGCCCATTCGTCCTTGAACCCATCCAGAAAGCCGCGAACCCAGGCCGCGCCCAAGGCGTAAAGGTCAATCCCGGTGAAATAGGCGATCAGGTCGTTCACGGCCTGCGCCACCAACGAGACGGGGTTGAACCGGCTCAGTAGCGCGACGACGCCTTGGACAAACCCGTCGTTGAACGCGGCGCTGACGGGCGCCCAAAGCCCCGCGAACCACGCGGACACCCCGTCCCAATTCTGGTAAAGCAGCGCCGCGCCAGCCGCCAACACGGCCACGGCGGCGATGACAAGGCCGATGGGGCTTGCCGCCATCGCAAGGTTGAACGCCGCCATGACGCCATAACCGGCGCGCAACGCCGTCACAAAATTCCCGACGGCGGCGGCCAACGGCGCGAACAGCAGCAGCGCCATCCGCGCCGCCGTGACCGTCATGGCGAAATTCAGCCGCAAAAACGCCGACGCAAGAGACAAAACCCCGCCCGTAGCCAGAGCCGCCATGCTCATGCCGACACGCGCCAGCCCCATCGTCACCCCGCCCAGCGCCAACCCAAGGTTCAGCGCGGCGGCGATCAGCGCGCCGTTCATCACCGCCGCCGCGCCAATGGCCGCGTTTTCCCACCCGCCGACGAAGGTCACGGCGCGCTGGACCCATCCGACGAAATCCGCGACCGCTCCGCTGACCCGCACCCACGCCGCTTCCCAATCGACCGACATCACCTTGTTTTCGATGGCGGTCAACGCGGTGACGAAGGCGTCGGAGATTCGTTTGGCCCAGGCGTCCAACGTGCCGTTGGCCTTCAGCTTGTCGATCCAGGCCAGCAATCCGGCCAGCTTGCCTTTCAGCGCGTCGAAGGAACCGGCGTCGCCGATGGACCGCCAGAACCCGGCGATGTTGTCCATCATGTTCGACGCCATGCCGTCCCAGGTTTTGGACAGGTTGTCCATCGCCCCATCGAAGCCCTTGGCCTTGAAGATGGCGAGAACCGCCGCCTTCATGGCCTTGGCGTCGTCCTTGGCCGCCTGAAACGTGCGTTGCCGCCCCTTCGCGTCGGTGAAGGCCATCGACACGATGTCGTCTTCGGTCTTCGATTTGACGCCGAACTCCTTCATCCGCTCCATTTCGCCGGTCACGGCGTCGGCCAGGGCCTCCACCGCCTGATTCAGCGGCTTGCCCATCGCCGCCGCCGCGTCGCCCAGCGTCTGCAACGCTCCATCGGTCGGGTCGATGCCGTAGGATTTCAGCTTCACGAAGCTGTCCATGACGCCGTCCAACTCGTAGGGCGTCTTGGCGGCGAAGTCGGCCACCCACTTCATGCTTTCCTTCGCTTTGGCGTTGGAACCCATGATGGTGGTCAAGATCGTCTCGAATTTTTCAAACTGGGCGGAAACCGACACCACGGACTTGCCCATGGCGACCGCGCCCGCGCCAAGTCCGATGGTGCCGATCCCGGCCAACCCCGCCAGCTTTCCGGTCAGCGCCCCGACATGCCCGGACACCGACCGGATCGCGCCGCCCACAGCCTGGAACCGCGCGCCCAGAGCCGTCACACCCGACACGTTGGCGAGATTGCCCATGGCCATGTTCACTGCGCGCGCCGGTGCGGCCAGACGCGCCATCGCCGCGTTCATGCGGGTGATCGGGGCGGTCAGCCGGTCCACCGCTGAAACGATGACGGATACTTCGGCTTTCGCCACGTTCACCCCCTACGCCAGCCCGGCGCGCTCGCGCGCCAGACCACGCCACCGAAGCAGCTCCTCCGGTTCCATCATGTCCATGAGGTCCGGCGACCAATGAAACACGGCGGCCACGTCAGCCATGGCCGCCCACACGGCGTCGGGACTCAGCCCCGCGCCGTCCCGGTAAAATCCGCGACCACCTCCGCGATCAGCGGCAGGACATCCGCCGGAATATCGTCAACCTCCGCCGGAGACAGTTCGGCCAACGCGCCGATCATCCACAGGGTCTTGTTCAGGTCGCTGCCGCCAACCTTGTCCATGCGGCGCAGATCGCCCGTTTTGGGCCGACGCAGGATGATTTCCGTCAGGACGCGCCCACCGATGGTGATCGGCTCAGGCAGCGGGATGGCGCGCGCGCCACGGGTCGTGGGTTCGGTCATGGTCGAAATCCTTGCTGGTCAATCAGAATGGGCATTCCGCCGGACGAACGCCGACGGATTGATCGGGGTTACAGGCCGGGAGTTACAGACCGATAGCCGTCCGTTGGGCTTCGAGCTGGTCTTTGCCGTCGATCACGCGCTTCATGTTGATGACGTCGATCTCAATCAGATCGCCGCCGTCAACGGTCAGCTTGTAATAGAAGCCGGTGAAAGCCAGGGAGAGGGCGGATTTGTCGCCCGGCTTCCACGTCCCCAGGTCGATTTCCTTCCACCCGCCACGCAGATTGACCGTGACCGCCTGCACGGTCCCACCCTGCGCCTGGAACGCGCCGCGCACCGTGACCGGCAAAGCGGCGCTGTCCAAAAGCCCGAAGGATTTGAAAATATCCGGGTCAAAATCGGACACCGTCATGGCGGCTTCCAGCTTCTCCATGCCCAATTCCAGATCGACGGGGGCGTCCATGCCACCGGCCCGGTGGTCTTCCGTCTGCAAGGTCAGCTTGGGCAAGGTCAGTTCGTCCACCCGCCCGGCATAGCCGCGACCGTCGATGAACAGGTTCATGTTTTTCAGAACCCGTGGAAACTGGATCGGCATCAGAGGATCTCCACGATGTAGTCGTTGACCAGTTGCGACCGGAAGGTGATGTGTTCGGCGGGATACGGCGGGGTGAAGTCGAAGTTGAAAAAGACCTTGCCCGCCGCGATGTTGGCCGGGCTGTTCAGGTCGGGGTCCGGCCAACAGCGACCGCCGAGAATCGCCCCTTGCGCCGTCAGCGACCGCAGATAGGCGTTCACGCCTTCGGCGACGTCGGCCATGTAGGTCTTGGTGATGTTGCGATCCACCGCCCACAGATGGGCGCGCTGAAGGCTGTCGTTTATCATGTCGGCGGTGCGGCGCACCGACAGGAACGCCCATTTCGAGTCGCTGGCGCAGGTGCGGTTGCCCCACAGGCGGAAGCCGTCCTCACGGATGATGCAGGCGACGTCATGCTCGTTCAGGTGATTGGCCCGGCAATTGGCGTCGCCCAGCGTGAAATCCACGGCGCGGCTGGTGCCAAGCACGCCGTTGATCGTCTGGTTGGACGGGGACCACCAAAAGCCACGGTCGTTGTCGATCTTGGCGATCAACCCGGCGACGCGGGCCGACGCCGGTTCGTTGACGACGGCGGTTCCGGCCAGCACCTTCACCCAAGGATCGACCAGATAGACCCGCGCGCTGCCCCAATCCGCGCGATCCGTCAGGGCGGCGGCGTCGTTGCTGTTCGGGCCATCCTTCACGATGACGGCGCGGGTGCGTTCGGCGATGCCCAACAGTTCGGCCACCACCGGGTTGGCCAGCGTCTGACCAGGGGAATCAGGATCGTCCGGGCGCTGGTGGGTGAAGCCCGGCGCGATCAGAACGCGCGGGATCACGCCCAATTCCGTTCGCGCGGACAGCAGGGCGTGCACCCCCCGATACGCGCCGGTGACGGGGTCCACCCCGCCCAGCACATTCGCCATGGTCGCGGCAACGGCCCCGTCCCCAACCCCTTCGGCGACGCGAACCACCACGACCATTGCCCCGATCTGGTCGAAAATGGCGTCCAGCGCGCCGGGCAAGGTGCCTTTTCGCTCCCCGATCATGTCCAGCTTCGCGGACGCGGCGCGGGACCCGGCCACCAACACCGGCGTGTTCAGCGGAAACGCGGCGGCGTCGGCGTCGGGCGCGGTGCCGACCACCCCGATGATCGACGATTTGACGGTGCGGATTGGGCGCGGGCCATCGTCAATCTCGACAACCTCAACCCCATGCAAAAATTGTTCGGGCATACGGACACTCCATGAAACGCGCAGGACGCGGCGCCCCGCAAAAGCGGGGTGGACGCGGGGCGCAAGCTTTTGAAGAAGAAGGGGGGAGAGCCGATCAGCCTTGCTGATCGCCCGGCGCGGGACCCGGCCACCCCGTGGCGCCGGTGGCCCCATAGGCGTCAATCGCCGCATCGTAAGCGGCGATGGCGGCGGCGACATCCGCCGCCGCCAAGATCGCTTGCGTGATCGTGAACTCACGGTCGATGCAGTGTTGGACGTGGTCGATGGCCGCCGCTCCCCGCCGCATCACCGTGCTGACCGACGCCGATTCAAAAACACGCCGCGACAGCTTCCAGCGAATCAAGGCTTGAGGCGCGCTTTGCGCCAGTTGCGCGGCCCGAAGATACGCGCCAAGAAGCAACGTTCTGCCGCGTTCAGACGTGTCCACGCGATAGCTGTCCGGCATCACGACGCCGCGCGCGGCCTCGGATTCGCCGCGCGCGGCGACCTTGGCCAACAACTGGTCGACCAGATGGTCCAGCGTTGGCGGGCCTGGAACGCCATCGACGATGATCCAATCGGTGGCGATCCACTTTCGCAGAGAAAGCGGGACCTCAATCCACACAACAGCCGCTGGGTAGCGGCCCGCCGGATCGGTCGTCGTAACCTCAGCGACCGATCCATCCTGTTCGCGACACCACATGAAAGCCTCCCTCAAGCCGCGTTGGTGGGATAGGACCGGGCCGGACCCCAGATCACCCGGACGCCGCCGGTCCCGGTCCCGCCGCCGCCATACTGCGGGCCGACGCCGTTCGACCCCGGTTGACCGTTGCCTGAATGCGGGTTGGTGTTTCCGCTGCCTGCCCCGTCGCCGCCCCGCCCGCCATTGCCCATATAGCCAGCAGCGCCGCCGCGACCGCCGGGGCCGCCGCTGTAGCCAGGATTGCCCGCCCCGCCGCCAGCCCCGCCGCCGCCGCCGCCGCTTCCAGGACTGCCGGAGCTTCCGCCTTCATTGCTCCCGCTGCCGCCAGCCCCGTTGTTCCCTTGACCACGCAGGCCGACGCCGCCGCCATTGCCGTCACCACCGCCGCTGACGTTCCCCTCGCTGGTTGTTCCCGGCGCGCCGCCGGCGCCGCCGCCACTGCGGTCGGCCAAGCTCGGATCGACCACGCCCGCGCCGCCCGCCGTCGCCGTGCCGCCAAATGCGACAAGCCAGGAGCCAATGCTTGAGGATTCGCCCGGCCCGCCGACGGTGATGGTCACGGGGACGCCCGGCGTCACCGGGATTTCGTTGGCCCAGCGCAATCCGCCGCCGCCGCCGTTCGGGTGGCCGCCACCCACAGCCACACCGCAGATCGCCGTACAACCCGGTTCTGGAACAAATTGGTAGACGCCCGGCGTCGTCCACTCTTGTTCGCCGACGGGTTGGCGGGTGGTGAAGGCTGTCGGAACCGACCAATCGGACCAGCCCGAAACAGCGCCTTTGTGCCGACAGCGCCAGCGGTACGAGGTCAAGGCCAGCAGCGCCGACGGAACGGCGTAGTTGGTCAGGCTGGCCGTCTCCAGGCTGTCATGCACAATCACAGCAAAGGACTCGTCAGCGGCGATTTGCCACCGCGACGCCAGATGCGCGTCCGCGCCGCCCGCCAGCATCGAGAAGCCCGACGATTGCAGCGTCGGCGTCAAGCTGACGCCGACCGCCGCCGCCGGGGCCAGATTGGTCGGCGTCGCGGGGAGGGCTTGCACGGTGAAGGCGGTCGGAGTGGACCATTCGCCCGCGCCAATGCGCGCGCCGATATGCCGCGCCTGCCACCAATAGCTGGTCAGCAGCGCCAGCCCGGCAGCCGATGGCACGGTGTAGCTGGTCAAATGCGCGGCGTCGTCGCCGCTGTCATGCACCAGCGTCGTCATCGCCGCCGATGTGCCGACCCGCCAGCGGCTCGCCGCGTGGGTGTCCGCTCCACCAACCGACGCAAAGCCCGACGATTGCAAAGTCGGCGTGCGCGACACCCCGGTCGCGCCCGCCGCTGGCGCGACCGCCGCCGGTTTCACGACATATTCAAAGGTCGATCCTGTGGTGAATGCTCCCGGTTCAGACCAGGGCGACACATTGCCGTCGCTGTCGGTGTTGTTGACTCGCCAGAAATAGGCGCGCCCCGTCACCAGAACGCCCGCCGGAAGCTGGTAATTGGCGACGGCGCCGTCGGCGTGGTCGTGCAGCACCGTGCCGAAGGCGGGGTCCTCGCTGACCTGCCAGCGTGACGACGCTTGCGGCAGACCGTACAGCGACCGATAGGGCGAGGCCGTCAAGGTGGGGGTCTCGCTGGCGTTCTCTGCCCCGTCGACCGGCGACAGAGCGACGGGCCGTTGCACAAAATCAGCGACGCCCGCTTTCGGCGCGGTGTAGGCCACCATGGAATGGACGCGGGCGCCAAGCCCGGACGGCCCGGCGGAAACGGTCACACGGATGTCCATCGGCCCGCCGCCGACCGCCCACACCTCGTCACGGGTTCCTGCCTCCGCCTCCAGCGTTTCGACGCGCGCGCCCGCCGTCCAGAGGTTGCCGCCCGCCCCGCGCCACGCCACGTCCAGAACCGCGTCGCCGACGTCGCGCCGCACGACCACGCGACCTTCCGCGTAGTAACGCACCGCCGACAAGGCCCGGCTGAACAGCACGCCGCCGACAGGGGCGTCGGCGAATCCCGTTCCGACGGCCCAATCGGTGCGCCCTATCTGCCCGCCGGTCAGCGACACCACGAGGGGAGCCGTCGCGCGCAACCGGGTGGCGGAGAGGATTTGCGCCACCGTCACCGTGGCCCGCGTCGCCCCCGCCCACACCACATAGCTGCCGCCGACCAACAGCCGCGCCGTGGACGCGCAATCGACGCTGTCGTCACCGGCGACCGTCACAACGTCGCCGACGACGGGCATGTCGCGCCAACTGTAGCCGTCGGCGACGAACAGCTCGCAATCATACCCGCTGTCGCCCAATCCCCAGACGAGGCGCTGCGCCCGGCCCGCAACCGCCGAACTGTCGCCCTCGATGTCGGTCAGCCGTCTGGCGTGATCGTCCACCGTTGCGGCAAGCGCCTCGTGTCCCAGGCGTAAATAGGCGGTGCGTTCGGCGAGATCTTTGTGCGGCCGGTTGTCCACGCCGTCCGGGCCGCCCGCCACCTCGTCATCAATTTCCAACTGGTAGACATCCGTCCAAGCCGGATTGTCGGGATCGACAAGAGTTCCCATGGTCGTGTCCTCCTCAGACGTCGAGTTTCCAGACGTCGCCGATTTCCAGATCCGGCGTTTTTTCGATGGCGCTGCGCACCATGCGCGCAACGAGAACGCCGTCGGCGCGCAGCAGGCCGATTTCCCGAACCATGAGACCGTTGGCCGCCTCATGCGGCAGCACCCAATGGACCAACATTCGCTTGGGTTCGTCGGGCGGATACACGATCCCACCAATCGGGACCAACACCGGGTTGGTTATGGCGTCGGCGTCCGGCGCGAATCCTTCGCCGAAAGCGACGTGTGACAAAAGCAACGCCGGGTCGCCGGTCGTGAGCAGACGGCGCACGCCGTCGTAATAGGCGGGCAGGTAAGTCGTTGTCATGCGCGTGTCTCGCTGTGGTAATGGTGACAAAGCCCAAGCGCCCGACCAAGGATCGGACGGCAGGCGATCCGCAGGGGAATCGAACAGAAGGGCGCAGACGGTGGAGCCGTCCTGCCGCAGCAAGGTGATCGCCGACACCCGCGTGAGGTCGGGGGCGGCGTCAGCCGCAACGGCCCAATCAACCAGGGTTTCGTGACCCTGAACGCGGATCGTCACCGCCGTTCGGCTGTCCACGCCGTCCGGCCCGGACAGCCGAACGGCGGCCAATTGGCTGGATTCGGCGATGGGATCGGCGACGAGGAAGCGAACTTCAGCGTCGGACGCGGCGGAACGGCGGCGGAGACGCAAGCTCAGGACCGACAACGGCCCATCGTGACGACGGTTGACCAACCCGTCGTAGCGCACCGATCCGTCGCGCGGCAGGTATGGCGCGCGCGCGCACTCCAACCGCAGGCCCAGCCGCAGCCGCAGGCGCAAACTGTTTTCGACGAACACCGGAGAGGGGATGACGCGACCCGCGCGAGTTTCAGCGCCGTCATAACGCACGCTGCCGTCGCGCCGCAGCGCCACCACGCCGCCGCGTCGCCGGGTGCCGTCGCGGATCCCCACGCGACGGGTGGGAATCGTCAGCCCAACGCGCAACATTGGCGTGGCAACCGGGTCGCTGTCCCGCGTCGTCTCTGGATTCACGAGCAGCCTCAGCGCGTGGAGCACCGAACGGGCGTTCTTGGCGTGGCCAATCGCCGTCACGATGCGCCCCGTGTCCAACCGGGTCAGCCCAGCGTCGCCCGCCACCACAGCGACGCGGAACAGCGCCCAGCGCGCCGCCCCGTCATAACGGGCGCCGCCATCGCGCCGCCCTGCGCCGTCGTGTCGAACGCTGGGCAAGCCCTCGGTGATCGACGCCACCGTGTGGCCAAGCGCGGCGAGCGCGCGGCGGATGGCGTAAGGCGTCCCTTTGTAGCGATGCAACTCCACCGCCGACGCGACCAGGGCGCGGCGGTCCTGATCGGTGCGGGCGCTTTCCCACTCCTCGTCAATCGACAGGGTCCAGGCCAGCCAGGGCAGCAGCTCGGCGGGAATGGTCCACGGATTCCAGAGATCCCGGATCGGAACCGGCACGTCGGCCAACCGCGCGAGCGTGACGCTGATCGCCCGTTCCTGCGCCGTGGCGTTGGGCGGAAGCAAATCGACCATGCCCGTCACCCCATGGCCAGCGAGACGGAGGCGCAAAAAGCGGCCTCGGTGGACGCTGGAACGATGTCAGCGAGAGGCTGCGTCAACCGAACCGCCGCCACGCCCGGCTGGTGCAGGGCGGCCATCAAGCCGGACAGCGGCACGGTCACGCCCAACCCATGGCGCTGGGCGACATAGCGTTGCAGCGCGGCGGATGCGGCGGCCAGCACCGTGCCGCTGTCCGGGCCTGGATCAATGTCAAGACTAGCCCGCACGTCGTAACGACGGATCGCCGCCGCCTGCACGTCAACCCGATCGGTGAGCGGGCGCACACGGTCGTCGTTTACCGCCGCCCGCACCGCCGCCAGCGTCGCAAGATCGGGCGCGCCATCGGCATGGGTGGACAAGACGGTCAAGCGGACGACGCCGGGAATGGGCGTGTCCACGCCGATGTCCTTCACCAAAGCCGACGCGCTCAGGGCGTGATACAGGTAGGACCCGCGCGAACCGGCGGTCGAATAGCCTTCCAGCGACATGGCGATGCGGCTGCGAAAGCGCTGATCGTCTTCCGACACGCCGTTCGTGGACAGCCGTCCGACCCCCAGAAGCGCGCCCAAATTCTCCAAATCAGCGCCACGCGCGTAAGCCACCATGGTGGCCCTCGCCGCCTCGTTGACCCGCAGACGCATCAACACTTCGCGATAGGCCGCGACGTCCAGCAGCTTCATCACCGGATCGCTGTCCAGCATGGCGGAAAAGGCCGGGTAGCGCGCCAGGAAATCCGCCCGCATCGCCGCGACGACGCTGTCGAACGACAGGGGTTCGACCACCGCCGGAGCGGGCAGGCTGGACAGATCAATCGAAGAGGACGCCATTTCCCGTCACTCCACCACGATGCCGTCCATGGTGATGGCCGCGCCATCCGGCAGATATTGCGCCTCAAGACGCAGCACCACGCGACCAGGGGCGGCGGCGGCGATGGCCACGCGCAACAAGCGGATGCGCGGTTCCCAACGCCGCAACGCCGTCGCGGTGGCGGCGTACAGGTCCAGCGACAGCCCCGGATTCATTGGCGCGTCAACCAGGGCGGGCAGATCGGACCCGTAATCCCGCCGCATCACCCGCGTGCCGATCCGCGTCGTGAGAATGTCGGTGATCGACTGGCGCAAATGGTCCAGCCCGCTCAACGGCTGGCCGTTGGCGGCGTTCATGCCTTGCATGACCCTCTCCGTCCGTCAGTGACTGTGATGGTTGCTGTTCTGACCGGCGTTCAGCATGTCGCCGGTGGCGGACACGTCGCCGGTGACGGCAAGCTGTCCGACCATCTTGAAATGGCCGCTCAACGTGGCCGACCCGTTTCCGGCGTCGGCGGTCATGCCGACCGTTGGACCGGACAGGAAGACGCCTGCGGGCGTGACGCGCAACGAGGACCCGCCGCAGGTCAGCGTGATGCCGTCCTGCGTGGTCACGATGGTGGCGGCCCCCACCTCCACCGTCGCCGTCCCGGACGCTGGCAGACGCATCGCATGCGTGTGGCCGTCCCGGTCATATTCGACCACCGCGCCGTCCTGATAGACGACGCGCGACACCGTGGCCTTGTCGCCGGGGGCCGGGTGCGCCGATTGATTGACCGTGGTGACGATGCAGCCTTGGGACAGGTCGCCGCAGGGCGACGCGACCAGAACCTGTTCGCCGATTTCCGGCGGGTGCCACGTCCGATCCCCCCCCGCGCGGGCCGTTCCCCAGGGTATCCAGGCGGTGACGTTTTCGCCGGTGCGCACACGCGCGCGCGCCTTGGCGTAGTCAACCGCCTCAATGCGGCCATAGGCGATGGTGTTGCCCACACGACGCTCCAGGTCCGACACAATTTCGCCCGGTTGGCGCGCCATCACGGTGTCTCCACGGGCAAAAGGACCGGCAGATCGGCGACGGGCCGATAGTCGGCTTCGTGCGGCGGCCCAATGTCGGGCGACCAGGACGCCATCACCATTGTGGGAATCGGCGGGTCTTCCGCGCCGGGCAGGACGCGGGCCAGCCGGTAGGCGACGGCGTAGGTCAACAGCGCGTTGCCGTGCGGCTCCGCGCCGTCCACATCCACAAACAGCTCGGTTTCGACAAGCGCGATGTCCGCGCCCTCGAAACCGGGGATTTCCCAACCGGCGAGCGTCCGCTCGATCTGTTCCGCGATCTCGTCCAGCCGATCATCCAGGCGGCTGTCCGGGCGATCTTCCGTCTCGATGTCCGCGTCGCTGCGGATTTCCACCAAGATCGCCGCGACCGTCAGCCGCAATTCACGGTCGGTGTATTCCACCGTTCCGTCGTTGAGCGGCGCGCCAAGCACCTTTTCACCACGCGCGAACAGCAGGATGCACGGCATGTCCCGCAAGCCGATGCGACGGGTGCGGGACGAAAACACGCGGGCGCCCGCCATCGTCGGGTGAACGCCGTCCGGCCCGACGCGGCTCAACCGATTGCGGAAGGCGTCGCGAATGGTCTGGCGCGCCGATGTCGTCATCGCGACAGCACCCCCATCGTCATGCCATGGCCGTCAGGCTGAAGGTCCGCCAGAGTCCACGCCTTGCCCCGGACGCGGATGCGGTCGCCCGCGTGAACGCCGTCAAAATCAGACGGACGGGCGCGCACGCGCGGCGCGCTGCTGGACACGCCGACGCCCGTTTCAGGATCAGTCTCGATCCATTGTTCATCGAAGATCACCGTCACCTCCCGCGCCCCGGCGACGCCGGGAAACAGAATGGCGGCCTCGCCAAACGTGGCGAGGCACGCGTCGGCTAGCTCCGCCGACGCTTGCGCCCACACGTTCATGCGTCGGCGTCTTCCAGCGGCAGGCCGGGGGAGCCGTCCGCCGCTTGCGGCTTGGCGGCGCCCCAGGACGCGAACCCGCGACGGACCAAGGAGTCGGCCTCATCCGCCAGGATGTCGGCTTCCTGCCCCGGCGCGATTTCCTGCGTCTTGCCCTGATCGCTCGCAATCAGGGTGACGCGCGCCACGACGCGGCGCTTTTTTGCGGCGGCCATGTCAGCGCACCGTGGTGCAGCAGGTGCCGTTGGGCAACGGCAGCACCACCAACGGGGCCGATTGGGTCATGACGAATTCGGCGCTGGGGTTGTCGTTGATCCAGTTCTTCGGAAAGAACTCCAACGCCTGATAGCCCGCGCGCGGATCACGGATGGCGCCCTGCGCTTGCACGCCATCGACCTGTGGGGCGGCCTGCACCACCTGATAGTCGCCCATCAGCTTGATCGTCGCCCCGCCGTCATCTTCGGCCACGTCGTTGTAGACCCAGAAATCAAAATCGCCGATGGAACCGACGAAACGTTGCTTGGGTTTGTCGGGACCGCCGCGCGCGATGGGACCCATCTCCACGTCGCCGGACGATTGACGCCGCAGGTCCAACAACCGTTCGACCCGATCCGACGCGCGGAACAAAGACCAGGCGGTGGGGGAAAACGTCACCTCCGTGGCGGGCAGTCCCGATTTTTCCTGCGTCAACGCCGCTTTGTCTTCCAGCGTCTTGATGGGATCGACGCCCGCTTCGCCCCAGCGCGCGGCCCCGGTCAACGCGGCGGTCAAGGCCGGATCACGGCCAAAATCGACAAGCACCTTGGGGTAGTCCGGGCCGACCACCGTCACCATGCCGCTGCGCAGGATCTCCGCCGCCATGAACTCTTTGCGCCGGATGATCTGCGCCCGATGGTCCAGCAGAATGTCGGCGATCACCACCGCCCGGCGTTCGGCGGGGGTGATGTCCCCGCCATAGCGTTCGCCGGGGCGGCGGGTGAAGGGGCGATTCGGATCGACTTCCGTCATCGGCTTGACGTAGGCGGGCTTGAAGGTCTTCGTCACCGACCCTTTCGAGCGCACCGGCGCGCCTGCGGCGGTGGGCATGACGAAGGGCGCCAGCTTGACGCCGCCTTTCTCGATCACGTCGAAGTCGATCAGCTCGCTGTCGAAGGTCTGAAGGCGCGGAAAATATCGGTCCAGAAAATGCGTGCCGGGCGCGTCGTATTCCTCGAACACGCCCATCATCTGGCGCGTGGTGTACAGGGTGATGCTCATCGGTCGTAAACTCCCACAAACAAGAGGTCAGAGGATCGCGCGCAGGAACAGCGGCGAGCCAAGCAAGGCGGCCTTGACGCTGTCCGCGTCGTGGCCCGCGCCGTAGACCAACAGGGCCGGGTTGAAGCAGCCCGCCAGATAGACCGGGGCGTCGGTCGCGCCCGCGTTGGTGTCGGTGGCGGCCAGCAGGATGGCGACGGGCTTTTCCGACCCATCGGTCGCCGCCTGCACGGACAGCGTCAGCGCCCCGGTCGCCGTGACCCGACCCAAGACCGACAACGCCGCCAGCGTCTGCCCGGCGGCGATCCGGCGGGGTTCGCTGTGGACCGGGAAAGACCCGCTGAACAGCGTTTGAGGGGTGTAACGTTCAACAATCATGGCTTCATCTCCTCAACGGGGGCGCGGGCGATGGCCCGTCGCTTTGGCGCGCGCGGCCACCAACGGGTTGGATTTCGCGCCGGACGGGGCGTCGCCGCCAGCCCCCGGCCCGTCGCTGCCGATCTGCGGCCCGGACAGGGACGCCATGGCCTGCCGCAACCCGCCGCCGCTCTTGCCGGTGACGGCCAGAACGCTGACGGCCTGCTTGACCGGCAGCGTGGTGTTGAAGGCCAATTCGCACGCGGCGGCGATGTTTCCGGCGGCGGCAGGGCTGGCGAAGATCGCGGCGCACCGCGCCCGCCCCGCCGACCAGCCTTTGGCGAAGGCGCGGGCGGTCGCGTCCTGCGGGTCGTCGTCTTCCGGGGCGGCGTCCCCATCGCCCCCATCCTCGTTGGGGGCGTCGCCCTCTCCATCGCCCTCGGGTTTGTCCTTGCTGGACTCCCCGTCGGCGGGGGCGTCCTCGTTCGGGGCGTCGCTGTTTCCCGGCGGGGCCTCGCTCCCCTGCGCGCGCGAACGCCCGCCCGGCAACAGATGGGAAAAACTGAATCTCATCATGGCGATGTTCTCCTCAAAAAACTGTTGGTCAAAGCGTGCTGGCGTGGCTGACCAGGGCGGCGAACGCGCGGTCTGGCGACAGGATTGCGTCGGCCAATCCCAAACGAACCGCCTCCGCCACACCAGCGGGGCCAGTGAAGCAACGGGCTTCCGTGCCCATCGCCTGTTCCATCGTCAGCGCGGCGCCGGACGACTGGCGGTTGCGCGCGACGACATCGGCGAAAAGGCGGCGCAGATCATCCACGGTCGCCGTCCAGCGCGCCCGCACATCCTCGGGCAGCGGCTGGAACGGGTTGCCGTCCACCTTGTGTTGACCGGAATGGATCAGGGTGGGCGCGACGCCCTCCCGGCTCAGCAGCGCCGAGAAGTCCCAATGGACGCACAGCGCCCCAATCGACCCCAGCCCGCCGGTGCGCGGAACCGCGACGCTGTCCGCCGACGTCGCGATGGCGTAGGCCGCTGAATAGGCCATTTCCGACAGGATGGCGGCCACCGGCTTTCCGGCGGCGGCCTTCGCCGCCACAATCCATTCGACCAGATCGAAACATCCGGCGACGTCGCCGCCGCCGCTGTCGATGTCCAGCGCGATGGCCTTCACCTCGGGATCGGCGAAGGCGCGGGCGAGCTGCACGCGCAACCCGTCATAGCCGGTGATATAGCCCCAACCGATCCAACACAGCTTTTGCACCAACAGGCCAGACACCGGGATGACGGCCACACCGTCGGCCACCCCGTAGAGCCGCTGGCCGCCGCCAACGTCCCCCACCAGCGCAAGCGCGCCGCGTGGCGGGTTGGAACGCTCAGACCGGAAGCGGATCAGCGCGTCGGCGGCAGCCGCCTCCCACTCCGGCGCCAAAAGCGCCGGACCATGCAACATCGAAAACATGTCGTCCGTCCTTTACGGCTGCGGCTGGCTCTGGCGGGATTCATCCGCGCCCAGACTGGCGGCGGCACCCGCCATCAGCTTGGCGAAATCCGCCTGCGCCGGATGCAGCACGCCCGGCGGCATTTCGCTGATTTCGATTCGGAGCTGCGCCAAGGTTTCCTGATAATCCTTGCCCTGCTCGGCGGATTCATCGTCCAGGGTGGACAGCCCACCGGCGACGCCCAGCAACGCGCCTTGGCGTTCCTTGACCGGGTCCACCCAACCGCGCGGCGGGCCGATCCAATCGCATCGGGCGTAGGCCGCGCGCGCGGCGTAAAAATCGGGCGCGCCGACAGGAAGCACCACCTTGCCCGCGTCGATGGCCTCTTCCAACCACGTCACGTAGATCAGCGAACAGAGGCCGCCTGCGAATGCCTTGCGTCGGCTAATCATCGTCTTCCACGTCTCAAGCAACGCAGCGCGGGCGGAACTGTAGTTTGTTTGCGACCAATCGGTTGATATCTGTTCGTAGGACGAGCCGGTGCCCGCCGCGATGTTGCGCAGGGCTTGCGCTTCGAACGAGGCATAGGCTTGGTTCGGTCGGGTCGCGGTGTGAAAACCGATCTTCTCACCAGGGAACAGGGTGGGAAGACGAACACCGCCCATGCTGATGTTGCGGTTCTCATGGAACGCTTTGCGGAGATCCTGATAGCCGGACAGCTTGCCGTCTTCCAACGCGTCGGCGATCAGGTCGTGGTCGAACGGGCTTTCAATGAAGGCCGCCAGGATGGCGTTCAGCACCGCCGCCTGAAGCTCCACCTTGTCGTAGCGGTCCAGCATCTTCAACCGCTCCAGCACCGGCGTCAGACGACCGACCCCGCGTGACTGTTCGTCACGCTCCTTGTCGAAGAAATGAACGGTGATCGGGCGGCCCCAGGGGGTTTCGCGCGGCACCCGCTCCCAGACATAGGCGTCCCGCCCGGCGTTGGGCCAGTCGTTGGGGTGCCGCTTGCGAATGTGGTAGGCGACCGCCGCGCCCCAGGAATCAAACTCGACCCCGCCGCGCAACGTGTCGGTGTCCATCACATTTTGCGGGTTGGACAAACGGTCAGGGTCCACGACGCGGATGGTGGTGGCGTAGGGTCCGGCGTGCGGACGCCATTGCAGGATCACCACCGCATCGCCGTCGATCACGTAATGGCGATAGGCCAGACCGAACAGACCACCCAAGGTGTAATGACGGGTGGCGTCGCACCAGCGGCCCGGATCGTCCGCCCAAAGTCGGAACTGGCCTTCGACCTGATCGGCCCATTCCGCCGCCCACTCCGCCGACAAGCCCAACGCCCGGTAATCGGGTTTGCAGGACAGGCGCAGGCCGGACCCGATGACGGTGTCGATTTCACGCCGCACCACGCCGGACGCCCACCCGTTGTTGCGCGCCAAATCGCGGATGCGCGCGACGATGTCCGCGCGCTCCGGCAGAAGATCGGCGTCCGCCGACCCCAGGACCGGATGCCACCCCGCCAGCTCGTGACTCATCGGGTCCGACGCCTGATAGGCGGTCGGGGCCGACGCCTGCGCGCGCATGGGCGTCCCGTCGCTGTTGACGATCATCGCCCGAAACTCACGCCGATGGCGCGGCGACGTGCCAAACCCAAAGCCGACTTCAAGCCCATGATTTCAGCGTTCAGATCGGACAGCTTCGCCCGACTAAAGGTCATCGCCTTCCCGCCGTCGGTGATGGACACCACAGCCTTTCCGGTCAAAAGCTCGTCTTTGGCCGCTTCCAGCTTGGACAGGCGAACGCGGAGGATTTGGGGATCGATCATCAAAACCACCGTTCAGGCAAGACGTGACGCAAGGGACAGGGGCCGCTCCGGCGGCTTGTCGGAGGTTGTCGCTTGAGGCGCGGCGTCGCTCTTGACCGCAGGGGACGGCGCGAACCCGGTCATCAGATCCTCAAGGTCGAGCTGGCCGACGGTGGGCGGCGTTTCCAGTTCAGCCTCCAGCCGGTCCCAATCCGCGTCGCTTTTGGTCCGCCAGCCCAACTTGATGGCGCCCGCCTCGGCGTAGATCGCCGTGTCCAACCCCTCGTTGGCCTGATCGCGCGCTTTCACCCAACGCCAGACGGTGAAACCGCGACGGTTCACCGGGACGCGCCGTTCGGCGGTCACTTGACGGAAGAACTCCTCGCCCAGTCCCGCCGGAAAATCGACATAGCCGCGTTCCAACGGGTCCAGCTTGGTCAAGTTCTTGTAGAAACCCAACTTCAGGCCGGAAACGCCGACGTTGAAAAAGCGCTTCTGATAGCGTTTGAGCTTGCCGTCCCGGCCCCGTTCCTTGCGCACCAAGGCGAGCGGCGGCGCGGTGTCGGGGTGGACGCCGCGCACCATGATGACGCGGTTGGTCGGCCAGCGTTTGACCCAATCAAACACCTCGTTGGTCCAGGCGTTGCCGTCGATGGCGGCCAAGGCCGCCTCGCGCTTGTTGCCGAACATGTCGGGCCACGAGCGCTTCATCAGCGCGTCCAGACCGTCCAGCGCTTGGGGCGTGGAAATGTGATGCTCCACGGTTCCATAGTCGATGGTCCAGCGCCGAAGGTCGCGCCCGAAACCAACGAATTGCCATTCGACGCGGTCGTCTTGGCAATCCATGCCATAGACCAGCAGCAGCGCCCCGCGCGGGATGATTCCACGGCGGCGCTCGCCCGCTTCCGCGCGGTCGCGCAAGCCCTCCCACGGCGGGCTTTCCCCCGCCGCCCGATAGGCCCGGCCCAGCGTGTCGTTCTCAAACGCCTGTTCCTTGGCCGGATCGCCTTTCGCCGCGATCCAGGCTTCCGCGATCCGCTGCCAGCTTTCCAGCAGCGAATAGGCGCTCCACAGATGAAAGCCGATGATCGACGCGCCGGGGTTGTCCGCCACCCAACGACCCGCCAGCAGCATGTCCGGCAACTGGTGGCGATGGATTTCCACGCCGCAATCCGGGCAGGTGAAATGCGCGTCTTCGGGATGGGCCTCGTCCAGATTGGCGAGCAGGTTTTCCCATTCCAGACGATGCAGGAAACCGCAATCGGGACACGGCACATGGTAATGTTCTTGCGTCGATTTCTCGAACGCCCGCGTGATGCGGCAATTGTCCTCAATCAGCGGCGTGCTGATCTTGAAGATCTTCGCCCACTCGAACGCCTTTGACCGGCTGTCCGCTTGGGTTTCGGGATCGCCCGCGTTGTTCATCTCCCATTTCGACAGATCGTCCTGAACTTGACGCGGAACGGAAATCATCGACAGCGACGCTTCGGAATTCGCGCCGCTGATCTGAAGGAATCCGCGACCGTCGCGCCGTTCTTGATACAGCGTGCTGTTTCCACCCTCGCGCGTGCTGGCCGCGCCGAACAAACTGGTCAGAACCGCCGTGTTGCGCAGCATGGGCCGCCATTTTGTCCGCGCCCAGCGTGTGGCGTTGCCCTCGCTGGGGTGGATGTACATGAACGGGCCGGGGTCGAGGTCCAGCGCCCCGCCCAGGAAGATTTGCGCCAGCACGGTGCCGCCCAACTGCGCCGATTTCATCATGAGGACGACGCGCGCCGGGTGATCCGGCCCCAAGACTTCCAGAACGCGACGGAAGAAGGGGAACCGCTGGTCTTTGTACGGCCCCGGAAACGGGCTTTCCTGCCCGAACACCAGATTCATGGTGGCCCAGACGTTGAAATCCACCGGCGGGGGTGGTTGCAGCAGATCGGCCATGACGTCGGCGACGACACGGGCCGGATTTGCTAGGAAATCGCCGTCCAACGGCATCAAGCGTCCTCCGCTTCGGCGCCGACGGCGGCGGCGTTGGTGGTGGCGGTCTCCACCGTCAGCGCCGGAACCGCGTCGCGGGTGGCGCGGGCCTGATCGGCCTGTTGCTGGCGGAACTCTCGCCACCGCTGGCGCAGCAGAACGGCGAGTTCCTTCGGATCACGGCTCGGCGTCGCCGCAAGGGCAGGGGCCAGATCGGAAATCCACTGGTCCATGGCGGTCAACAGGCCGCCCAGCTCCTTCGCCCAAGCCGCGCGGGCGGCGTCGGTCTCCAGATACAGCCCACGCTCCGCCTGATCGCGGCGTCGCGCGCGCTCCGCGTCGATTTCGGCGCTGTCCGCCCGCGCCTTCTGATAGCGGGCGGCGTGATCGTCTTCAGGCGAGCGAAAAGACGGCGGCGAAGGGGGCGACGGACGCAGCGCCTGTTGCGCCATCTGCTGGCCCAAGTCCAGCGTGACGCCGAGTTGACGGTCAGCCTCTTCCACGTTGATCTTCGCTGTCCGCCCAGCGCCGATCAGCGCCGATCCAGACAGACGGCCATTGCTGATCCATTGCGACACGGCGGCAGGCGACACGCCGCGATGGCGCGCGAACTCGGATTTGCTGAGGTTCATCGGTGTGCGGTGTGGACTTTAAAGCCAGTTAAGTGAATTTAAGGCTTTGAAATCGCTGTTTCTCTGGCAAACCCCCACGGCGCGAACTTCCCGCAGTGGGGGAAGCGCCGGGAGGGACCCGTTGATTTTCATGGTCCGGTCAGCGGCCACGGGCGGCGGCCCGTTCCAGGGCGCGCCGGAACTGGTCGGGGAACTCGCGGACGACCACGCCTTCGACCGTCGCGGCCATCGGCAAGCGCGGCGCATAGGTTGGCGCGCGAACGAAGGCCATCACGGGTTCGATCCCGCGCGGCATTCCGCCTTTCTTGCCCGGCCCACCCGTTCGCCGATAGACGCCGGGGCGCAGGTGCGCGCCAGCCCCGCCGATGGCGAAGTACAACTCATCTTTCCGCTTGCCCTGGCTACGGTTCTTTTTATTCCGGTTTGCCAGATAGCCGACTTCGCCAAAGGCTTTTAGAGCCGAGATAATCTTGATGATCTGGCCGGTATCCATGTTGCCATGCTCATCCATGTCAGCCTCTTTGCCAGGGTGAATAAAGCGCCCCGCTGGCATCTTCCCCGCGCGAATGAGCTGATTTTCACCACGCTTGTGCGAGCGTTGACCGCCGAAAACCTCTGGCCCCATGAATTTCGCCGCAGGAACGCCTTTGTCCCAAGCGTCGCGAAAATAGACCTTGGCGGTCAGCGTGGAGCTTCTGGCCTTCAACACGCTCAGCGAATTCAGCGCGTACCGCGTCGGACGGTCGAACACGCGCTTCATGTCGTCGCGGAGCGTGCGTTGCGCGATCCAGGCGGTTTCGGTCAGCGCTGTGGCCATGATGCGGCGCGACTGCTGCGACACGCCGCCAACCAGACGGATGGCCACTTCGCCATTCTTGACGTCGATCTTAATCATGGACAGACCACCCCTCTGGCCATCGGCCAAATGAGCGCGCCGCGCGCGGCGGAAAGGGGGATGTGAGTGTCTTGCATGGGGCTGAAACGCCGTGCGCCCGGCGAGAGGAACACTCTGGCCGGGCGCACTATGGCAATCTACGTGAAACACTGGCACAAACACCCCCGCGTCCGTCAAGTGGTTTTTTTCGGCACAGCAAGACGGAAAGTTGCGGCATACCCGGCCAACGCTGTCAACACCGCGTCACGAACCCGATCCTTGCGCAACCCCAACCGCTCATCGAGCTTGGTCGGGGCATCCTCGCCCATCACCACCCGCACCACGGCGACGTCCAACCACAGCGCCCGATGACGACCGCGCAGCAAGCCCGCCTTCTCATCCGCGCGCAGCGACCGACGCCACTCCGCGACCCGCCGCGACGACGGCGACCCGCCACCCGCCGCGCAACCGCCCGACGGAAAGTCCGGTGGGCTGGTCCGGTTCCCACCGTCCACTACCAGCCGGGCCGGATCGACGGCGCGCAAGCCGCTGGCCGCGACCGCGTCCACCATCAGCCCGCGCCCAATGTCCACCGCCGCCGCAAGCTGCGCCGCGTCCATCCGGCCCCGCGCGTACATCAGCGCCACCCAACCGCGCCCACCAGCCAACCCAGGCACGACAGGGTCGCCCCGCTCCGGCAGATCGCGCCACCGGCCCGTCACGACCGCCGCGCCTGCATCATCCGTGACGTTCACCACGACGCCCATGCCCGATTGCTCCCTGAAAATACCGATTGATCCCTGGATTTTTGGATTGCTCCCTCTCTGTAACCCTTGGAAATCCTCATTTTAGGGAGGATAGGGAGGATAGGGAGCAATATTCGCCGGTGGCCTATACGCGCGCGCTCGCCCACGCACGCACACACGCACATGAGGGTGATGTCCGAAAATCGCTCCCTTCGCTCCCTATCCTCCCTAAACCCAGCATTTCCGCGCCTTTCACCAAGGGGGGCATGCCCGCGATTGATCCCTGTCGGGGGAATTGCTCCCTGCCCGTCACCGCGCTCACCACGCCTCGGGCGGCGGCGCGGCGACCGTCTGGGGCGTGGTGAGCAGGCACAGCCCGACATACTCGTTGACACCACAACTTTTGACAGTGCGGAAACCACGATCTTTCATCTTTCGTCCGAACCCGTTTTGCTTGAGCGGTTCCACCGCGTTTCTTTCGCACCACACGGCATAGGCGGCGTAGAGCGCCGTCGCCGTCACCCGTTTGCCCTGGATGCCAGCCGCCTCCGCTTCCAGAAAATCGCCCAGCGGGTCTTGATCGCGCTTGTACTCTTCGACCGCCGCCATGATCTTCGCGGGCGGGTCAAGCCCTTCCTCGCGCCACAACCACAGCCCGGTCAGCAGCCAGTTGAGGACGCCCTCCTTCTCTTCCAGCAGCTTGTCCAGAATGTGCGGATCGCGCTCCTCCGGGGTGATAAACACTTCAAATGGAACGAGGATAACCCGTCGCCAGATGCCAACGTCCTGCCCTCGGATTATGGGCCGGTGGTTCGTCACCATGATCGGCGTGAACTCTGGCCGGAACTCGAACGGGTCGCGGTTCAGTTTGCGGGTCTCCATCGGCTCCCCGCCCGTCACCTCTTTGACCAGCCCTTCCGACAGCGCTTCGCCCTTGTCCGGCTCGCTCATCAGCACCAGCCGCACGCCCGGCAGCTTGGCGATGGACGGCTTCGGCCCGTCCGCCTTCTTCTCCTTTCCGTCAAGAAAAACGCCAACCGGAATGGTCGCGGCATAGTCTCCGAATATCTTTCGGATCAGATCAACCAGCTTTGATTTGCCATTTTTGCCAGTCCCATAGAAGATCACAAATATTTGTTCGGACGTGTCCCCGGTCAGGCAATAGCCCAACAACTTTTGCACGAACAACCGAACCTCGGGGTCGGGCAAAATCCGGTTGATGAAACGCTCGAACTGCGGCGCGGCGGCCTGCGGGCTGAACCCGGCCCCGGCCAGCCGGGTTATCAGGTTCGCGCGCCGGAACCCGCCCAGCCGCATGCCGTCCAGCGTCTCGGGCTGCTGGCGCAGGTCCAGCGTGCCGTTGTCCACGGTCAGCAGCCAGGGGTTGGCGTCCATCGCCCGCGCGGGCTTGGACAGGTACGGCGCGGCCTGCGCCAACGCCCCCTTGACCTGCGGCGTGTTGCCGGACTTGACCGCAAACGCCTCAAACGCTTTCAGGCCGCGTTCCCACGCCTTGATCCGCTCCAGCCGCATTTTGCCCTGGATCATCGGGTCCGGCTCGTCCAACTCGGTTGGCGGCGCGGGCGGCGGGCCAAGATCGCGCAGGGCCATCACTTCGTCGCGCAGCTTTTCGACCATGCGGTGGCACAGCTTCGTCGCGGCCCCCTCGCCCAACTCATAGGCGAAGCGCTTGCCGTCCCACACCGCCCAACCGTTTTGGTCGACGAAGACGAGCTTGTCGCCGGAACGCTGAATCAGCCGCTCGCCGTTGCCCTTGTCGGATTGATCGAAGGCCGCAAGCTCGCGATCCGGCGGCGGCGCGCCATCTTCGTCGTCGTCGGGCGGCAGGACGCCGCCGCCCGCGCCCAGATCGACGGCGACGGCCCCGTCGATCTGGGCGCGCAGGTCGTCTAGCGCCTCGGGAATGCCCCGTGCGTCATCGGGCATAGCCCACCCCTCTTTCGCGCGGGCCAATCTTGAGGGGGCGGGGGGGAGGCGCGGGAGGGCGCGGAACGGTCACAGCCCGCCCGCCCCGGCATCCGCCTGGAATTTGTCCGTCTGATTGCCCCAAACGTCGAAGCCCGGCCAGGATTGGCGGGCGAACAGCTCGCAGGCCGGACCCGTGGGAATCAGGCGGCGCGCCATCGCGTATTGCTCATCGGGCTTACGGCTGTGCTCGCGCGTCTTGGCGTCCAGCGCCGCGCCGCCGTCCAGCAGGATGCCGCGTTCGGATTTGCAGCCCGGCCCATAAGGCGGGTCGCCAATGGCCCACAAGGTGACATGTTCGGTCGAGACCCGAACCACATAGCCCGTCCCGAACGCCAGCTTGTCGTTGACCGTCCGCTTGACCCATGGGAATCCGGTGACATAGCGGAACCCCCATGCCAAGCCCGTCTCGATGGCTTGGGGCAGCATTGGCCATGTCCCCCACAGCCACAGCAGACACCCGCGCTTGTCGGCGAGATGCCCAACCGGCAGGGCCTTGATGTCGGCCAAAGGCATGCAGTCATAATGAGCTTGCGGCGATTTGGCCTCGCCCTTTTTGCTGCGCAAGGCGAGGCGCCACGGCGGATCAGCCATGACGAGCGTGTATTCGCCCGGCAACAGCGGTTTCAAGGACCAGGACGCGGGCGCGCCCGACAGCGTTCCGGCCCGCAAGGGAGCATTGCCCCCAATCGCTGGAAGATCGAACAGGAGGGGGGCGGGGGAGAGGCGATCCGTCATGACCCACCCCCAAAATACGTATCAGGCCATGATACGCCGCCCTTGACTAACGTATCGCGACGCGATACGTTCATGGCACGGCAATCAAGGGCAAGACGATGATCGCGGGCTTCAAGGGCAAATTGGCGGAAGCGATTTGGAACGGCGCGGCGGCCAAGGGTTTTCCGTCCGACCTGATCCGCCCGGCCCAACGCAAACTGGCGATGCTGGCCTCGGCCATTGATCTGAACGCCCTGCGTCAGCCGCCGGGCAACCGGCTGGAAGCGTTGAAGCGCGACCGCGCCGGGCAACACTCCATCCGCATCAACGACCAATGGCGCGTTTGCTTCGTCTGGCGCGACGGCGCGGCCCATGACGTCGAAATCGTCGATTATCATTGAGGAGACACCGCCATGATCGGTCCCAACCCGCCCGTGCATCCGGGCGAAATCCTGCGGGAAGAGTTCCTGATTCCCTTGGGCTTGACGCCCTACGGCGTGGCGCAGGCGTGCCGCGTCCCGCGCACGCGCATCGAGCGGCTGGCGCGCGAGGAAACGCCGGTCACGGCGGACACCGCGTTGCGCTTGGGCCGCTATTTCGACACCGGCCCGGAATTCTGGATGAACCTGCAAACGCTGCACGATCTGTCCGCCGCCGCGCAGGCCGCGACGGACATCGCCGACATTCAGCCGCGCGCGGCGTGATGGAAGGCTGATGTCAGGCTTCATGCCCGCATCCTTTCTCGGTCATGACCGCAGTCGGATCGCCGCCCCGCCGCGCGAACGCGGCGGCGGATGCCTGCGGCGAATGTTTCGGAATCAGCGATCAGAACGACCAACAGGTCGAAGGCGTCGGACCACAGCGCCCGGCATTCCCGGCGCGTGGCGCGGTGGCCCAGAACCCGGCGGCACAGGCGGTAGACGTCCACCGCGCGACGGTCGGTCGCCACCATGAATTCAAAAGCCAGCAGGCGGGCGGCGGCGTCATCCATGGCCACTCCCCGCCGCGACGCTGGCGCGCCGCCGGGCGTCGGCGAAACGCACCGTCACCCGGCCATCCGCGCCGCCCAACGACCGCGCCACGCGGGCGCGCAGTTCCTCCGGCGCGTCGCCCGCGCCGATCACGATCACGGTGCGGATCGCGGCGGGCAGCGCCAGATGCGCCATCGCCGATGGCGGCCCGGCGATCCAGGTTGGAATCGCCGGATAGACGCTGCGCGCCTGCAACCCGCCCAAAACCCCGGCGGCAAGGTGCAGCCGATCACCGGCCAGCTTGCCCAACCGCACCGCCGCGCCGTGCCACGCGCCAATCAGCGCGCGCGACGGCAGCAGCTCGCCGGTCAGCGGATCATGGACGCTGGCCGGACGGCCCGCGCCGTCCAGATAGGTGACGTTGACCGCCCGCACTTCTGGCTGGCCTTGGTCGGCCCAGCGCGCCATCCCGGCCAGCAGCGCCGGGAATTTCCCCAGACACAGCGGCTCGCCGCCGTCCGGCGCATGCAGATATTCCACCTCGCCAAAACCAAACCACGGCCCGACATTGGCCGCGTTCACGCCGTTCGCGGTCAAAAAGGCGGCGGCGGGCGTGTCGGCCAGCGGTTGGCGTGCCGACCACACCGCGCGCCCCGCCGCGATCTGCACGCCCACCGCCACCGGCGTTGGCGCGTCGGCCCGACGACGGCGGGGGGCGGCGCGGGGCGCGCGCTCCGGCGGCGGCGGCACGTCGCGCGGGCTTTTCCGCCCGGAGGCGATGCCGCCTGTGATGATCTTGGTCAGATGTTCGTGGCTCCAGCCGCCCTTGCGCGGGTCGATGGCCCAGGACAGCGCGGCGGCCATCAAATGCTGATGCACGAGGGATTCCGGCAACGCCCCGGTTTCCACAAGCCCGCCCAGCTTGAACGCGGCCTCGTTCAGCGCGTTGTTTTGATTGCCGGGTCCAGTCTGGCGGACCGTCTTGACCTCATCGTCCAGCGCCGCGCGGGCGTAGGGCGACAGGGTTTCCGGCTTCGGCGTCGGGCGGGCGCGCGCCGCCGCTGGAACGGGCTGGCCAACGCGCTTGGCGAGAAACGCCGGAATCTCCCGGCCATCCAAACGCAGGCGCAACCACTCCAGATCCTCCGGCTCGCCCATCAACAGGCGGACCACCCATTCCGGCGCGGGCAAAATCGGCGTCGTCTCCACCGGCCCGCTCCAGGCGTAGCGCCCGCCATTGGGGTGGATCGACGGCGCGGCGAGGATGTAGCCGCCGCTGGACCGGGTGTCGAGGCCGGGGCCAAGCCGCGACCGCGCGCTGTTTTTGACCGCGCGGCCCGGCCATTTGAACAGCCAGTGCCGCCCGCCGCTGGGCGTTTCCTGCCCCAGCGTGGCGGGCAGCGGCTCGCCGAACAGCCCTTCCAGCACCGCCAGCGTCTCAAAGCCGTTTTCGCCGGGCTTGTCGCCGACGGCCTCTTTGACGTCGGCGTCGAGCACCCAAAAGCCCGCCGCCTCGCCCACCGCCAGCCCAACATTCGCCGACGGCCACCGCCGCCAGTACTGCCCAACCCAATAGGCCGACGTCTTGGCGTCCAACACGCCGTGTTCAAAGAAATCCTTTTCCTTGTAGGGGATTTTCTGCCCCGCGACGCAGGGGAACACCGGCCACCCCCGCGCCGCATAGTCAGCGGCGGCGGCGACCAGCTCAGGACCGGGCTTTTCGGTCATGGCCGAATCTCCCACCGGATCAAAACGCCGTCGAACAGGGGCGTTTGCTCATGTTCCGACGCCCAGAACCGCGCCAGATCGGCCCAATCCACGAAGCCGTCCTGTCGCGCGAAGGCGTCCAGCTCAACGGCGTTGCAGAATGTTCCTTGGCCGATCTGGACCGACGGCGACGCGCCGAACGACAGGCAGATCGCGGAGACATCCGTGCAGATCGCCCGGCCCAGCAAGCGGCACGAGTTGGTGCGCATCCCCGTGTAGAGCTGGATTTCTTCGCCGGGCCGCGCATGGCGCTTGCGATCCGCGCGAATGGTCTGGCGCTTCGCGCCCGGCTGCAACGGGCCGGGTTCCAGCCCCAAGAGGATCGGCGGGGCGAATCGCTTTTTGAAGGAATAGGCCACCATCAGACCACCTCCGGGACTTGGTCCCAGGTGCGTCCGTCCAACAGGCCACCGGCAGCCTTCTTGCCGACGCGGTACAGGAGGGCGAGATTGTCCTCGCCGCCCGCGTAGCCATCACGGTTCTGCAATTCCAAGCTTTCCTGCGCCTCGCTCGGAACATCTTCCGCCGGGAGCCACTCACCCCACTGCTTGAAGAAAAAGGGAACTCCCGCCGCCGCACACTGGTCGCGCACCGACCGGAACCAATCCGGGTGCGTGGGCCGCGCGCAGGGGCCGCTTTCGCCCCCGGTGATGACCCATCCCAGGCGTGACCCACCGGACAGGGTTCGAGACGATTCGCCCGCACAACCGGGAATGTAGAGTTCTCCGGTTAGGGCGTTGCGTTGACCTCCGTGGTCTCCCATATCCCAAAACAGGCTTTCCACCGCCGTCAAGTCCACCGCCCCAAGCATCGGTTCCACCGACAGGAAGCGCAGGACCGACGGCGCGCCCAGCAGCTCCGACACCCGCTCGTTCGCTGTTGGCTGATTTTCGACGGTCGCCCCCGTCCAGACATTGGGGAGCGGCCAGTACGGCAACCGATCCTTGCCGCTTTCGTCCACCACCTTCAGCGCAAAGTGCAGATCACCGGCCCGGTTAGATTGGCTGCCAAGCGTGTAAAGGCACCTGTTGATCCGATACGGGGTCTCCCGCGCGGTCAGATAGCGCCGCATCCGATCCGGGCGCTTGGTCAGCAGCAGGAACAGGTGATGACGGCACAAGGCCATCATCGCGAACACCTGATCGATCCAATCTTGATCGACGCGGGCGTGGAACAGGTCCGCCATGTCGCAGACGAAATAGACCCGGCTCCGCTTCGCTTTGATCGGAACACTCAGCGCCTCCGGGACGAACCGGAGGGTGCCGTTGAAGCGGGGAACGCCGTTGGAGTCCAGATCGGTCAGACCGCCCCAGATGCCGTTGCCCTTGTGCCCAAAGCGGTGGGCAATGCCAGCGGCGTAGCAGTTCCGGCAAGCCTCGCTCGCGCGGCTGCATCCCCGGATCGGGTTGATGCTGGCCGGGATGGCGTTGCGCGCCTGCGCCAACGCGACCAGCCACTCTATGGTGCAGTGATCGCCCATGGCTCAAGCCTCCCCAAGCGGCAGCCGTCGCCGGTCAGCGGCGTGTTGGGCGTCTGCGGCCATCACCGCAAGGTTGCTGCGGTAGCGGTCGAACAGCGCGGGCATTTTGGGCAGATCGTCGCCGAACTGGCGCATCAGCCGGGCGTTCTCGAACGCCGCGCGAATGGAGTTTTTCATGGTCGCGGCCCCCTTCACGCCCGACCCGCCGGAGACGCGCCCCGGTGGTCGAAGTCTTGCCGGTCGCCCCAGCCTTCGCCGGGGCCGATCATCCGAACATTCACCAGGAACCCGGCGGAAACCTCGGACGCGGCGACGGCGGGCCAAGAGGCGTCGCCGAAGTCAAAGAAACGACGCGCCAGATGATCCATGCTGTCGGGACCGCCCCAAACGTCGAACACGAGGACAGATGACTTGCTCGCCATGACGTCACGCTCCCACCGGCTGTTCACCGGCCCGCAGGCGGCGGGCGATCCCGGCGACGCCCAGCGCGCAGCCGCGCGTCGCGTCCCGCATCGGGTCTTTCGGCTTCCAATGCTCCGCCGACCAGGGCCAGGAATCGGACGGTTGGCCCGGCGGGAAGTCGTCGCGGCGGTGGTAGCCCGCGTGGGACAGATATTCGCCACCGGCGGTGTCCAGCAGGCCCGGCGGATAAACGTCGTCCCGCTCCGCCGAATGGCCTTCGTCCAACCGCTGGCGCGCCAACTCGTCGGCCACCAGCGACAGCGCCACCACGTCGTCCGCCGTCAGCCCCTCGCGAAGCACCAGGATCGGCATGGTGAAACTCCCGCGCCGCAAGTCCTGCGCGGGAGTTTCACCGTACGGCAGCAGCGCCAGCCCATAGACGGTGGTTGTCCGCGTAACCGGGCACCATGTCGGACGGACCTCTTTTCCGAACCGTTGGCGCCCCAGCGGGCGGATGGCGAAGCGCGCGCACCACTGCCGATAATCGGCGAAAAGCGCTTGCGTCGTGATCGACAGGCCGGGTGCGGCCATCGTCCGTCTTGCCAAATAGATCGTCAGATGTCGTGGGGTCACGGGGTCAATCCTCCATGGCGTCCGCGCTGTGCGCGGCATGGGTTGAGGCGGACGGCGCGAACAGGGGCATGTCGGTTTCGACAGTCCCGGTCTGCGCCAGATCGAAACGGCGGCGGTAGGCCGCGCAGAAAGGGGCGTTGAAATTGGCGAGCGCGACGGACAGGGCGTGATCGTCCATGTCCCCGGCCAGCCACGCGGCGGCGACCTGCGCCAGACCGCGCGCGGCGCTGGGGACGTCCGGCACAGCCGCGACGGCGGCGGACAACCGCTCGCGGTCGGCGTCCTGCCTGCGACCCAAGAGGGCTTGGCCACAGGCGACCGACAGGGCGATTCCGGGATCCAGCGCGCGGGCGGTCATGACGCCACCCCGACGGGGCGCGGGGCGGGCAGCGCGGCGAGGACATCCTGTTCCAGCGCGTCGAGCACGCCGCGCAGGTCGGACAGGGCGTGCAGGACGGCTCGGGCCTCCTCCGGCGTGATCTGTCGCCCGCCGTCGCCCGATGGGCAGCGCGCGCGCCGCAGCTCTGTGGCCAGATCGCCCATTTCGGCCATCGCGTCGGCCAGCCGCGCCACCGGGTCGGTGATGCCGCTGGCGAATTCCGCCGCCTTGCGCAGATCGGCGCGATAGGCGGCGAGGATCAAAGCCGTCTCGCCGCGCGCCACCATCGCCCGGTCAAGCCGCAGGGCCTGGAACAGCGGGATATTATGGCCGTCGTCGTCGGGGTCCGACCAGGCGCGCGCCAGACGCGCGCTTTTGCCGGTGACGCTTTCGATTGTCGCGTCGCCCAACACGGCGTGCGTCAAAAAAACGGCGTCTTCCAGCGACAGCGGGTCACGGCGCTTGGTCATTGTCCGATACTCGCTTTTTGGGAAAAGAACTGCATTTGTGACGCGCGCGAGTGGCAGCTCAGACCGTGACCGCGACGGTCGCGCGCGCTACCATCCGACACCATCACTCGACAAAGGAGACCGCCAATGGCTTTGAACCCGATGACCAAAGAAGCGCTGACCGTTTGCCGCCTGGAATTCGAGGACGAAAAGCCCACCGCCCCAACCGGGGCGCAGATCGAGGAAGCCCCGGACGTGGTCAGCATGACGTCAGCCGCAGTGGATAATGGCGTCGCCTTTTCACTGGTTGTCCGCGACGAAGGGCGGGACACCACAAAGGTCTTGTTCTTCAACCCGGTCGCCGCGAAACATCTTGCCGACATGATCCTTGCGGGCGGCTGGCAAGCGGGCTGGTTGGATGAGCGGGGGAACATCACCCCTGCTTCTTCCGATAGGGGCGACTGATCGGATAGTAAGTCACGGGCGGAGCGTTGGCGACCAGATGCGCGAACAGAGCGGGGTCCATCGGCGCGCCCAGCTCTGGCTCGACAAACGGCACGATCTGGCCTCTGGGAAACTTCATTTTCACGCGCTCGACCGGAGCAGCGGGCGACTGTTCGTCATGGTTTTTGGTCATTGTCCGTTACTCGCGTGATGATTGAACAAGACTGTTGATGATCGCCCGGCCACACTGTGGCATGGACCACACTCACCGCCGGACGCAGCACCGCCGCCCACAGCAGCCAGCCCGCCAGAACAAGGCAGGCCAGCAGCACGGCCACGCCCCTCCCAAGAGTTTTTTTATCCGTCTCAGTCATGGCGAATTTGAAGGCGAAGGAACTTCGAAGAAAAGAGAGTCAGACCATGTTAGAGATTCACGATTCATCGCGAATTTTCTGATTTTTACCAAATCATCACGCGATGGTTCGAGAGAACCACGCTCCCACCGACTGATGGTTGCTTGGTCACGCTCGACAATCCCGGCCATTTCTTTTTGCGAAATGCCGAGAATTATCGTGCGGATATGCTGCATCTGGTTCATGGCAAAAACCGTATGCGCATACGCATCGTTTGGCAACAGAAAAATGCGCTTGCGCATTTGCACAGCCTAGCGAGCCGCTATATGCCTATACGCATGGTAAATCTGGCAGAGAAGATCATTCGTCTCCTGAACCAGCACAAGCTGACGCAGCTTGAGCTGGCTGAGAAGATCGGCGTCCATCAGTCAACTGTGAACAGGTGGACGAAAGGCGCTGACATCAAACCAGAAAATCTGATCGCCCTGGCCTCTTTTATAGGCCAAACCGTCGATGACTTCCTGTTGTCGGAAAGCGTCGATGCTACGATCTCAGATGACGCAGCCATGGCACGTCTGATTGACGACATGCGCACTATTGGCAGCGTTGATCCTGAAGCGCGGAAGAATTTTCAAGACTATGCTCATAAGCAAGCCGAGACTTTTCGCGCACGTCTCGGGCTTTCCGAATAATCAACAACTGAATCTCGCGCTGGATATCCGGCGGCAAGATTGAATAGTCTTTGATAAAATCATCAAGTCGATCTTCTGACACGAGAACCCCCAAAACATACAGGCCACCCTCTTGATCGAAGAGAAAATCTATCGAGCAAGCGGGAACATTCAACCGAGAGAAGCAGGCCGCCTGCTGCAATTGGGACATATCCCGATATCGCAAGAACTTCCCATTTCTCCCACCACATGCGAATCTCTGCCTTGCCTGATCGGGCGCAGACAGTGAGTTGACGCCTCATGCGCATGAGCGCGGCGACAATACCCGGCGAGGTGGGAGCCTCGTAAGAGCCTAGATGTGGTCCCCACCGCATCTAGGCTTTTCTGCACTTTGGGCTTGTGCATCACCTCATGTTATCGCCACAGCGCATTCAATGGTAGTCTATTGTTGCTTCAGAATTGTAATAATTGCATACTGTAGCATTCACATATAGCCACTCTCCGCGCGGAGCGGATGGTCTAAGGCCACATCAAGCCGGAAATCACCGGCCCTAAAAAACTATGCGTTTGCGCATTTTTCTATTGCGTATCGAATGCGTATGCGCATAACGTTTTTCTGCTTGCAGGAATACCGCGCAAGCGCCTCCCTAAACTCCCCCTGGACGGACCTGCTTCCGTCCAGGGGATTTTCCAGGGCGAACGAATGGTTTTAGCCGCCAAGCTCTTGTTGAATGCGCATGACAAGCTCGACCTCAGCCGGGTCTTGCACGCCGTCCGCGTCCATCAACTGGATGGCATGGCTGACCAACAGGCGCTGTTCTTCCATCGGCGCGGCGTTCAGGGCCATCAAGCATTCCGAAAGCACATCGGCGCTTGGGAACTGTCGCTTCAGGTAACGGGTCAGCGCCTCTCGATCCTTTTGATCGGTCGCGATCCCGGCCATTTCAGCCCGAACGGTGATGTAGGACAGGATCACGTTGATTTCTTCATCCTGCATCACACCATCGGAACGCGCCAAGGCGGTCAGTATCCGAATGCCGTCACGGGCGGCGCGCCGTTGGGCCATGCCCGGTTTGTCCGTCGGCCTGATGTCGATGGGCGCCACCACGGAGGCAAGCCTTGGAACTGCCGCCGACGGGACGGATTCGGGCGCGCGATCTTCCGCCGGGGCGGGCTTGGCGCGCTCGCGGCGCGTTGGCGCTGTCGGTTCAACCGGATCGTCGGGAATCTCCAGCCCCAGTTGATCCACAAAAAAGGATCGCGGGCTGTGGCATTCACCGTCTACGTCGATCACGTCAACGATGCGGTCAAACCGAAAAGCGCGTGGCGCGCCGCGCTCGTGACAATAAGCCTGGATGTAGGTTCGCGCGCCATCGCTGTACAAATCCCGCATCGTGATGCGGCGACGGCTCTGGTTCCCTTTCGAATCGCGATAGTCGATGGCGAAGGTCATGCCCGCCGCATCTTCGGCGAGCGGTTCAAACTCCGCGTTGCCAACCATGAAGTGCTTTCGGCGCGGGCGCACCGCTTCCTGCGCCCTGCCTCCGGCCATGGCTTCAAGGGCGTCCTGTCTGGCCAACTCCTCAACGGCTTTCAGCCGGTCAGAGGAAGCGTCATGCACCGGCCTGTCCACCACGACATAGGTTTCCGTGATGGTGACGGCCACGCCCACCATGTCGGCGTCATCATCAGCGGTCAGTCCCACCGGATGGAAGTCCGGCGGCATAGCGGGCGGACGGTTCTCGGTACGCCGGAACAGCCCGCTCAATCGATCCCACAGACCCATGTTCGCGCCTCTATCGGTTGTGTCGCAACGCCGATGGTACGCGCGGGCGAGCCGGGCCGAAAGGTCCGGCTCAACCTTCAAGACACAGGAAGCACGATGAAGAAACCAACCCACGCCCAGCGCGCCCATGGTCTGCACGCCACCGCCTGCAAGATGGGCGCAACCGTGACGTTCCCGTGCCCCGTTGGGATGTTGCGCTCCCTTTTTCGCGAGCATCGAGAGAGGAAACAGGCCGCCGGAGAATGGACGGCTGAAGATGAAACGGATTTCGTCATCTGGAGAAACATGACCTGGGGTAAGCCTGAGTATTGGCCGACCGAAAAAGAACGGGCGTTTCTGTTGAAGCGCCTGCTCCCCCCGACCCAACAGGTCGGTCAGTCCTCGGCTTCAACAGAGCCGTGCTTGAGGGTGGCGACGATCATTTTCACGATGGGTTCACCATAGGTCTTCACCGAATGCGGCAGGTGGGCTTGGGCATCCCGCAGGTGCGATTCCACATCGTCCTGAGGAACCTCCTTTGAAACCAAGCCCCTTGCCAGATGACCGCACACCGCAGCAAGAGCGACCACTTGGCATTCGAGGCGGTGAATCGCCTCCTGCATTTCGTCTTCCGTCATAGGAACGCTCCATCGGTTGTGTTGCAACCCCGATGGTACGCGCGGTTGAGCCGGGCCGAAAGGTCCGGCTCAACCAAACCGCACAGGAGAACCCATGAAGAAAACGTGCCGCGCCCAGCGCGCCCATGGTCTGCACGCCACCGCCCGCAAGATGGGCCGCCGCATCGCCGATCTGGCCGCCAACGGCAGCGTCGTGACCGACGCCGATCTGTTGACCGACTTCACCACCACCGCCCTCGCCAAACACGGCCCCGCCGCCCGCGCCCACGCCCGCGCGCTGTTGGGCATGAAACACCCCACCCCCGTTGATCGGAAGCCGTCCATCGCCAAACTGCCGGGCGTGCGGCTCGTTCTGACGGACGAACCGGAAAAGGGCGATGGGTTGTCGGAAAGTCTGGTCAAGGAAGTGACCGGCGGCGAACCGATGGAGACCCGGAAGTTGCACGGCGTCCGGGTCAACTTTATCGAAGGGCCGGTCACCAACCATCGGCCCGCCATTACCGAACAAGACGTTGGCATCTGGCGGCGTGTGGAGCCGTTACAAGCTGTCGAAGAGTGGAAAGGTTAAGAGCGCGGTTGTCCAACCTTTTTGGGCTTGGCAACGCGAACCTCACCCTTTGCGTCCAACCAACCCAATTCCAATCCAGAATTCTTCAGAATTCCGATCATCTCGCGAACAACAAGGGGGTCAAAAGCTAAATCAATCGTTTCTGAATGGCCGCCCTTGTTCACAACGAGCCGAGCAATTAGGCCATTATCCAGAGTCACTGAAGATAAACTTAAAACGTGAAGCGCTTTTTCTATGTCGTGAGCATCAGGGGGCGGAAGTCTGTATTTCTCAATGCGCCCCTTAAGGAACTCAACCTCGTCAACACTCAAGCCTTTTGACGACATTCGCACGCTCCATCGGTTGTGTTGCAACCCCGATGGTACGCGGGAACGAGTAGAGCCGAAAGACCCGTCTCAACCCAAACGACACAGCGCCCGGCCTAACGGCCCCGCATCACCACACGAACAGGATCATGACCGAAACGCCCCATCCGGCGGCGAACGGCGGAGCTTTGCCCGCCGCGCCGCAGACCAGCGACCCCGATCTTGAAGCGGTCTATCGCCTGTGGATCGACATGATCCGGGAAGCCCGCATGCTGGGCGGTCGCGACGCGGCCCGGCGGCTGTGGCGTCAATCGCCGTTGCCGCCCCTGGACGCGGCGCGCCGGGGAAAGGACACGCCCGATTGGGTGGACTCCTTCCTCGCCGACTGCACCGAACCGGCCCCCGGCGCCCGCCTGAAGGCCGAAGCCCTGTGGTGCGCCTATCTCGGCTGGTGCCAACCGCGCGGCCTGGAACCGATCACCCGCAAGGGCCTGCTGCTCCAGATCGCGCGCCACGGCCTGAACCGTCAGAAGGCCAGCATCGTCTATTTCCTGAACCTGCGCCTGCGGGTGCAGTGACCAACCAAAAGGACACGCCATGATTTCGTTTGACGTCTCAGCCCGTGACGCGGGCCTCATCGTCAAGATCGTGAACCGCGCGGCTGCCGCCTGTCGGCTTGCAGGCGCGCCGAAGCTCGACCGCCACGACGTGGCCATGAGTTTGACCGCCTGCCACGCCAACGGCTGCCCGCTGGACCTGGAAAAGCTGCTGGCCGCCGACGACTTCAATCTGCTGCACGACGTCACCGGCATCCACCGCCACATCAGCACAGAGGACGCCCAGCTTGGCGGCTGCTTCCTCCCCCGCGCGTGCCTGAAGCTGGCCGACGACGCGGCGAACGCGGAGGCTGGGCGATGACCAAACAGCAGAAGCTTCATCAAGCGGGTCTTGCCGCCGTAACGAAACTCGAAACCGTTCTGGACGGTTTGAAAGCCGCTGGCCCCTGCCCGTTGGACGGGCGCAACGCCGTTCTGAATCTGCGGCAGCAGGTTGAAGGGTTGCTCAACCGCTTTCAGCAGGATGCCGACCATGCCCTGTGAATGCTTCGTGCAAAAGCGCTTCATCGGTCGAAACGCGGTCGTGATCGAACAGGCGAACGACATCATCGCCGACTATCAGCGACAAGGCTTCACGCTGACGCTGCGCCAGCTCTACTACCAGTTCGTCGCCCGCGCCCTGATCGAGAACAGTCAGCAGAGCTACAAGCGTCTCGGCCAGATCGTCAACGACGCCCGCATGGCCGGGCTGGTCGATTGGGAAGCGATTGAGGACCGCACCCGCAACCTGCAACAGGTCAGCACCTGGAACGACCCGGAGGACATCATCGCGGCAGCCGCCAGCAGCTTCCGCGTGGACCGTTGGGCCGACCAGCCCGCCCACGTCGAGGTGTGGATCGAGAAAGAGGCGCTGGTCGGCGTGATCGAGCGGGTGTGCAACGACCACTACGTTCCGTTCTTCGCCTGCCGGGGCTACAGCAGCCAGTCGGAACAATGGCGCGCGGGGAAGCGGCTGCGCCGCGCCCACAACCGGGGCAAACAGGTGGTGATCCTGCATTTGGGGGACCACGACCCCAGCGGTCTGGATATGACCCGCGACAACGACGAACGGTTGGCGCTCTTCGCGGCGGCGCCGGGGGCTGTAGAAATCCGGCGGCTCGCCCTGAACATGGATCAGATCCGCAGATTCAAGCCGCCGCCCAACCCGGCAAAGGAAGCCGACAGCCGCTTCGCCGACTACGTCAAGAAGTACGGGTCGAAGTCTTGGGAGTTGGACGCCCTCGATCCAACGGTGATTGACGGCCTGATCCGCGACCAACTGAACGAGCTGATCGACCGCCCCGCTTGGGACGAGGCGGTGATGCGCGAATCGCAGTACCGCGACCAGCTCGAAGAAGCGTCAAACCGTTGGGACGAGGTGACGGACATCCTCTTCCCGTCGCAGGAGGGATGATCGTGACCGACAGAAATGGCGGCGACGTCCTGCCGAAGCGGCTGACCGAAGAAGAGGCCGCGCAGGAAATCGGCATCTCACGCGGATCGCTGCGGAGTTTGCGCAAATCCGGCCAGATCGGTCATGTCCGCATCCTCAACAAAATCTACTACCTGCCCGACCAACTCAAAGCGTACTTCAACAACCAACGCGTTGAACCATGCCAGACCACAGCGACAAGCCTGGATACTTCCAAGGCTATTGGCTCGAACAGAAGCCCGGACGCGATTCCGGGGTCTGGTATCGCGCATGGTACGATCAACCCAGCCGTCAGGTCCGCCGCGTCTCGACTGGCGAGCGAGACTTTTCGATAGCCCAGCGGGCGTTGATCGCCTGGGTTCTGAACAGCGAACGACCGCGCCACGCCCCCCGGTCTCAGGCCCTGATCGACGCCATCACGCTGCGTTATTGGACCGACCACGCCGCATCCCGCCCATCGGCCAAAACGATCAAGCGGGAGCTGCGGTTGATTCACGCTTGGTGGGACGGAAAGACGGTCGCCGACATCACGCCGGACGCACAACGCCGCTTCCGCCAGCATTTGACTGAGTTGGGGACCGGCCCCGGCGGAATCGACCGCATCCTGTCCACCTTCCGCGCGGCGCTGAACCACGCGCGAAAAAACGAAGAGGTCGAGTCGATCCCCTTCATCGCGGGCTTTCGGCCAACGGAAGAGCTGCGGTCACGGGAGCCGAAGGGCCGTCCTCTGACCCTGGAAGAGCTGGCCCGCCTGATCGACGGCGCGCAGTCCCGCCACACGCTGGCCTATCTCTGGCTGGCCATCGGCACGCTCGCCCGTCCGGCGGCTATCCTTGATCTGACGGTGACGCAGTATGACGCCGACAATGGTGTGTTGACGCTCAACCCACCGGGCCGCGTCCAGAACAAGAAATGGCGGCCTGTGGTTCCGGTCGCCGCCGCTCTGGTCCCTTGGCTTGCCCCCGACGCGGCGGACGCGAAGACGGGCCGGTATGTGACCTATCGCGGCAAGCCGATCACGTCGATCATCGCCGCTTTCCGAATCGCGCGAGCCGCCGCCGGGCTGGACGCGCGCGTGACGCCCTATTCGATCCGCCACACCATGGCGCGGGAGCTGCGCAAAGCCCGCGTGCCGGGCGAACAGATCAGCCTCTTCCTTGGCCACCTGCCGTCGGGCGCCGCCAGCACCACAGCCGTCTATGCGCCCTACGAACCTGAATATCTGGCCGATGCGGCAACGGCCATCAACAACGTGATGCACCGACTCGCCGCACTGGTCAGGAACAGCCATAGGCCCGCCCCCGATGCCGAGACGACGGGCAAAGCCATCCGCCACGGCATCGGCGACGAGAAGCGCCAGCAGGTCCGCCGCTTAATCCTGGAAGGCGTTCCACACGCCAAAGTGAAGGAGCTGACCGGCGTTTCGGACGGCACGATCAGCTCAATCCGCAAGGTCCTCCGGGCTGAAGCCCTGGCCCTGAGAGCGACCAAATAGCCACTCTGCTTTCCCATTGCTTTCCCATGGGCTGCTTTCCCAAAACAGAAGAGAGCTAACCCATTGAAAAGATGGTAGGCCTGGCCGGATTTGAACCGACGACAACACCGTTATGAGCGGCGCGTTCTAACCACTGAACTACAGGCCCATCCAGGGGTCGAGAATGTGGCGCTAAACTGCCGATTGCGCAAGAGTTTGATGAAGGGACGCCGCAGTTCCGTTGATCGCTCCAGTTTCAAAGGGCGACCGTGACGCGGCAATCGGGGTTTGGCTATCAAAGTCCAAGCCCACTCGCAGGCTCCCAACCGTCAGCGAGCAGCCTGACCGCAGGCCTTCCGCATGACGGATCTCAGCCAGCGATGCGCCGGATCGGCGTCGAATCGTGGATGCCAGGCGAGCGAAATGGTGAGCGCGTCGGTTTTCACCGGCAGCTCAAAACTCGCAAGGCCGCTTCGCGCCGCTTCGGTCAGGCGCGCCGGCACGGCGGCGACAAGGTCCGAGGTGCGCACGATGGCGAGGGCGTCGGCGAAATTCGCCACGGCGATGGAGACGAAGCGTTTGAGTCCGAGCGCCGCCAAGCCGTCGTCGATTGGTCCAGAAAAACGCCCGCGCCGCGACACCGAAACATGCGGGAACGCGGCGAATTGCTGCGGCGTCACCGCGTTGACGAGCGGGTGATCGGGGCGCACGACGCCGACAAAGCGATCATGAAACAACGCTTGCAGCCGGATTTCCGGCCCCATCGCGCCGATGACGCCGACGTCCGCGTCGATTTTCCCCTCGCGCAGCGCTTCGACGTCCTCCTTGTCTTGATGGGCGAAGCGAAGCCGGACGCGCGGCGCCTCCGCTTCCACACAGGACGCGAGAACGGCGCCAAAGCTTCCGACGAAACCGTCGTTGGCCCGGATCACGAACACGCGCTCCAACCGCATCAAATCCAATTCGTCGTCGCCGCGCACCAGCGCCTCGGCTTCCAGAACGAGACGCCTCAACCGCTCCCGCAGGGCCTCGGCGCGTGGCGTCGGAACCAGACCACGCCCGGCCCGGACAAGAATTGGATCGGCCAGCAGGTGGCGGATGCGGGCCAGTTGCCGACTCATGGCCGGTGACGAGAGGTTGAGGCGCTGCGCAGCCCCGGCGACGCTGCCCTCGGCCAGCAGGGCGTCGAGCGTCACCAGAAGGTTCATGTCGAGTGAAACATGGGCCTTTGGGTTGGATCTGGCGGACAT